GCTGCTTGTAATTCAATATACTTCATTATTGTTGATTATTTGGTTGTTTTACTTGTAATCTATATTTACCTTCAGTAATAAACATATTAACTGCTAAATCTACAATTTCACTATGAATTGATTCTGGTAGTTCACATTTACTAGCTCCATCAGTAGTATTAAATCTTAATGGTTTTCTATAGTAAGTTAATGTAACATTACCTAATGTAGTATATGCATCTACTGCTACTTCTATATAGTTATATTTAGTAGTAGGATCTGATACTAATGCAACAGCAGGTTGCCTAATGATAGGTGTATTGTATGCAGTTTTAATAAACTTACCAAGATTCCTATACTTAACTAATTGATTATCTACTCTAACAAAATCTTTGTATTGTTTATATGTACCTTTTACTTTACTAAAAGAATGTACATATAAGAAATATTCTTCAGTAGGTACATATGGTAATCTGTATCTTGTGAAACCATTAAGAGTAGTACCTGTTGCGGTTAACTCTTTTTCTACTAATAAACTCTTAATAGAATCTGTATTTCTAGTATGTATATTGGTTTCAGTTTCCATTTGGTCGTCACCAACATAGTTCATCATTACATACCTATCTTGAGCTTCATTTAGTATTGAAAATATAAGATCAGAGTTAGGTTTCTCATCTATAATAAGATCTGGGCTAATAAGTTGAATTCGTCTTTCGAATTCCATTTGCATTTCCTTACTACTCATATTACTCTGATAATTGTGCTACGTACTGTGGATGTGTTTGAGTTCTTGGAGATTCAATATTCTCAATTGCCATGTCAGCAGCTAATTTAACTACTTCATATTGCATATACTCTGGAATTTCATCTAGAGTAGACGTAATATCTTGATTATTAATCTTTCTTGGGTATGCTAGATAAGTAATATCTATAGTATAGGGACCTACCATAAGATCCCTATCTATAAATACTATTAACTTATTATCTTCCAGTATTGCTACAGGTTCTTCAATCCAAGGTTTATTATTATAAGTTTCTAAGAATCTAGTAGCTTGTTCGTGACTAATAAGTTTTACTGTAGCTATTTTATTACTACCAAAATGTAAAATTCCTTCTAAGAAGTACATACGCTTATCTTGAGTATCATCACCATAAGTAATACTAGATTTGAAATTATTCATAGTAAGTCTATTACTTATAGATTCACTTAGTAAAGACAATCCCTTATCAGTTTTTACTAAACCTTCTAAGTCTGCTACTCTTTTTACATTACCTTCAAATGGTATTCTAAGAGTATTGTTCCCAGTAGCTTTGGTAGCTATCTTACTTAGATACGCTGTGTATAACCAATAATCAATTTCCTCAGGTAAGAAAGATGGACAACCAGATATACCAATATTAACGGCATTTTTATCTGCTTCAATCTTAAACGCTATATGTGCTTCTAATACTGTCATGTTTACTTTTACTTAGATTCGATTTCTTGAAGTATAGTCATTTTGATATCCTGATTCTTTTTATCATTTAATGAAGCAATAGCATCTTCTAAACTTCTACCAATGATATCAGTACCATAGTAATAGATGTTTTTAGACTTACGAATTACATTCTTTGAAATAGCTGCTTCAATAATGTATTGAGTATCTCTTACTTTGTTGTTTACCCAAATCAAGAAGAACTTGTCAGGATTATTTTCAATAAGATCAAATAAACTACTTTCAACTAGCTCATTACTGATATTGTCAGTCTTGTGACCATATAAGCGTAAACATTTGCGCATTTCCTCAATTGACATCTTATTAAATTCAGAGAATGCCTCACGTTTAGCTTTATTTCTTTTGTTAGCTTCTTCAGCTTCAATTTCTTTATTTACAAGAACATAATCATGAGTAGGCTTAAGGTTGTTAATACCATTTGCTACTCTTTTGTGTCCTTTTAAAAACAAATAT